TTAATGGTTCTGCTTTTGCTGAAAACTACCAACCTCTTAATGATATTGGTGGTGACTTTAAAACTAGACGTATTTATGGTGTTATGGCTGGATTTGATGAACCACAGAAAATTGTAACTGGGTTGCAATTATTACAAGCAGGTGTTATAGACGTAGAAACATTACAAGATAACATTGATGGTTTAGAAAACATAGCTAAAGTACAAGAACGTATACGTAAAAACAAAGCAGAGAATGTTTTATTTGATTCTATTCTTGCTAGGTCTGCACAAGGTGATATAGCTGCAACAATGGCTGCTATAGCTATTTATGAGTATCCAGCTGCAATAACTGAAATTATGAAACAGTTTTATACACCTGAAGAACCTCAGATGACACCTGAACAAGAAATGATGATACAACAACAGATGATGCAACAGCAAATGGGCGGTGGTATGCCTACTATGGCACAAGCATTTGGTATGTAACATGCAAGATGGATTTGATGTAGATTTTTGGGAAATGGTGTATCAAGAATACGGTGTTACAGATGAATTAGATATATTATCTGAAAACGTAGTTGAGTACATTACACCTATGCCAGGTATTATTATTTTGATTACAAAGGAGTTTTATGGCAAAGAGTAGACGAGGCGGATATAGACAACCAAATAAGCCTGCTTATGTAGCTACACCACAAGGTGGACAAAGAACTGACGGAGGTCCAGGAAGTAAGAAACAACCTCTTAGAAGGCTTCCTGACGCTGATTATGGGCAAAATAAAGCATTTGTTGCACAACAGCAAGCCGCTCCCCTACCAGTTGCTAATAACCAAGTAGAAGCTCCAAATATATTTGCACCTACAGAAAGACCTGGTGAACCAGTTACTACAGGATTACCGATAGGGGAGGGAGTAGGTCCAAGAGCTTTGCCTGATAATACAGATGTTATTTTGCAAGCAATGTATCAAATTAATCCTTCATCTAACATATTGGAGATTATTAACAATAGGACACTTTAATGGGATTTATTCTACATGACAGGAATGAATTTGAGGAGTTACTAAAAGCTAGAAATCAAACTGAGCTTAAAGCTACTCAATATTCTGCAATGTTTCAACCAGACCCTATGGTTGTATTAGAAAACGTAAACAAATATACAAATGAAATGCCAGAAATAAATACTTCTGATGCAGCTACTTTGTCTATGTTAAATGTACCGACTACATATCAAGCAAGTAGAGATATAGCACAAATTACATCTAGTAACAGAATTTATAATGAAGCTAAATTATGGAATGAATTACAGTCTGAGTTTCAATATGACCATTTAGAAGACAATATGAAAATGACCATATGGGATTTAGCTACAGCAGGATTTGCTCCAGGTGGTGCTAAACCTTTTGATGTGCAATATGGTGTATGGTTAGGTGCAGCATTAGACGCATTTTTTCAAACATTTGGTCCTGGTGGTTCAGGTAAATGGTCTGTTGGTTCATTAATTGTAAATGCTGGAACTCCTGGTCAACCTATGCAAGTTGGTAGGTCTGTAGCTTATTTAAGAGATTTAAGAGAATATAACAAATTATTAAAGCAAGGTTATTCAGAAGGTCAAGCACAAAAGAAACTATCTATTGATTTAAGTGGTACTACAGTTGCTAACTTAGGTGAAGATTTAAGTGGTCTAGATAAACTTAAACAACAAATAGATATGATACAAGAAGCACATAGAATGGGTGGAGAACCAGTACTTGCTAATATGTTTAGACAAGTTATACAAGGTAAACCACTTAATTTTGATAGAGCTACATTATTTACTTTAGAATCTGTTAAAGCAGAAAAGACACCGCATTATATAAAACTTACAACTGAATATGGTATGTCACCAGATGAAGCTAGAGCTTTTATTTATAAGAATATTGGTGACCCACTTAAAGCTTTTGATGAAAAGGGAGAAATAAATTACACATCTAGCTATAGACCTAACAGAGTTAATTTTTATGCAGGTAGGTTTAGACAAAAGTATTTCTTAGCTGGTCAAACAGAACAAGATTATTTTAGACCTGACTGGGCAGATAGAGATATATTACTTGAATATTCACCAGGTAAAGTAACTGCAGCTGAATTTTATGAACCAGGTACTTTAGCATTTAGAAACATGTCAGGATTAATTGATGCAGCACATCAAATTGTTCCTGACATAGTTGCTGGTAAAGGTGTTAAAGGAATTAAAAACTTACAAAAAGGTTTAAGAGGTGTTAACCCTGCATTGAAACTTGTAGAAAATGGTAGATTAAAAAAAGGAACTGCATTAAGTAAATCTAACATTAAGGTATCTGCTAAAAACTTAGCTGACAATGTATTAGAAGAAGTAGGTCCTAGAATTGATGGTGCTACTGGTACAGGTATATTTGATGATTTAGTAGATAGTAGTTATCAATTGTTAACAAATAAAAATGTAACAAGTGACTTTACACAAACAAGAAAAGCATTAAAGAAAATGCGTAAAGAAAATACTTTGTTTGGTAGTGTTCCTAGATTCTTTCAATCAACTAAAGATGAAATACTTAATGCTCCTACAAATGTAAATCTATTTAAAGCTATAGCAGAAGAAGATAATTTATTTTTTGTAGCTACTAATCCTTGGATTAAAAGAATGGAATTACCTGTACAGATACAAAAAGCATTAGTTGATACAACTGATTGGGTAGAAGTACAAAAGATATTTGGTCAAATGATTGATACAGGTTACACAATCCAAAGAGCTGGACAAAATATACCTTATACTTTACCAGGCAAGTTACTACCTAAGACAGGTTCATTAGCATTAAACAAACTATTACAAAGCACAGGAATTAAAACTGATGCTGCTTATAGAACTTTTGGTAGTTTTGCTGGTGAAAAACTTAGACCTATTAGAGAAGGTGTACGTAAAGCTACTAAAGCTGTATTACCAGGTAAATTAGGACCACGTGACCCTAAGAAATTAGTTAGAGTAGAAAATACTATTGATGCTGCTGTAGTTGATAAAGCATCTGCTATTGCAGAAATGACAGAGTTTCAATCTAAATTAGATAAAGTAAGTCCAGCTTACGCATTAGAAAAAATGGATAAGATGGGATTACCTAAGTTTGAAAGATATTTAGGTTTTAGTTCTAATTACAACTCAACATACAATCCTTATTACAGAAAATTATTAGGTGTTGTACCTGAAATGGGTATTCCATTAAATAACTTACAACAAGGTTATAGACAATTAGTTTCTCATTTGCAAATAAATAACTATGACCATATTGAAGGAAATAAAATACTTAGAGAATTTCTAGAGATAGACCCATTAGATAAAAATAAATATAGAGATTTTGCTTTTAAACAAGCATCTAGAGATTACAAAAAGATTAAAGCACAAGGTGGTAACTATGCATATATAGCTGACCATGTTCAAGAAATGTTTGAAGGATTACAAAAATCTAAATTATATGCAACAGATAAAAATAAAAACGTATTACCTAACATTGGTACTAACTATAGAGGATTTGAATTAAATGAAGTAGGTATGCCTATAGATAACTTTGGTAAAGAAGTTACAACTATTTCAGCATCTATGTTGTCAGAAATGCAAGATAACATTGCACCATTGATTGATTATAGATTAATTGAAAGAGCTGTTAGTCCTTTATTTAAAGCTTATCCAAATGGAGAATTTAAACGTACAAGTATTCTTTTAGATACACAAAAATATATTAAACATAAAACACAACATTCTAAATTCTGGGGTAAAGCATCTGATGGTGTTGATGTTCCTAATCCATTTGAAGAAGGTATTATCAATGTTAAAAGATTGGAAAATAACTTTATGAGTAATTTAATGTCTTTCTATACAAGAAATGTATTCAAACCATTAGTTCTTATGAGATTTGCTTTCTTTACTCGTGTATTTATGGAAGAACAAGCACGTATTGCTATGAAAGGTTTACAAGGATTTTATAACAAACCATGGCAATATTTACAATGGGTAGCTGCTCATAATCCTAATTCAAGAGCAGGAAGATTATTAGAAGCTTTACCATTTAGCAAAAATTACCAAAAAGCAAAATATAGTGATGATGCTATTGAGTTTTTAATGGAAGAAGAAGTTATGGAAGCTATGCAAAAAACTATGAGATATGAAGATTTTGCTGGTGGTGCATATAAAACTCGTAATAAATTCTTACAATACAAAGGTAAAAGAACTGAAGAATTAACACAAGAACAAATAACTGAAGCTGTGTATCACGAACTTAGATTATTAAGAGGTGACCCAATTACACAAGCTGTTGCTAGATATGGTTATGGTAGTGATGAACTTAAAAAATGGATTGCTTCACCTGCTGGTCAAGAAGCTAGATTAAGATATATTGAATACAAAGGTAGAAAAGCACAAAATTTTATTGATGATGCATCTTTTGATTTAGACCAACATTTACAATATTTAGAATCAAGAATACGTAAAATATCTGGTGGTGTTTTAGATTTAGCTAAAGATGCTAAACAAAATAAATCAGGTAAGTTTATATATCAATTAAGAACAGATGTAGATACTGGTAACTCATTAGTTAGACAATTAATTGCTGATGGTAAGTTAGTTAAATTTGGTAAAACAGGTACAAATAAAAAAGATGTTATTGACTTTATGACTGATGATAAGTTAATGAGAACATTTAGTAAAAACAAAGTATTAGATGAATTAACTCAATATTACAAAAAAGGTGATGGTATTAATCCTGGAGTATTAAATCAAGTAGAAGATATAACTCCTAATCCACAAGGTGCTAATAATTTCTTAGGTAGCTTAGAAGATATTATGGAACATTTTTATCAAACATATTTTGATAAGTTAATGACAAAACCTATAGGTATTCTTAATAGGTCTACAACATTTAAACAATTTAGATGGATGTATATTCAAGAAAGATTTGAAGATATGTCTACTGCATTAAGAACTAAGTTTATTCAAGAAGCTAAAGATGCTGCTATACCTAGAGGTATTATACAAGAACTAGAAGGATTAAAACGATTATACAAACCAGGTAAGTTTGATGATTACAATGTAATGCACACAGAATCTAAAGCTTATGCATTAGCTGGTGTAAAAGAATTACTATATGACACAAGAAAACGACATACATTATCTGACAAACTTGTAAACATATTTCCATTTATTGAAGTATGGTTTGAAGTATTCCAAACATGGGGTCAATTATTTGGAGAAAACCCTTATGTACTTAGAAAAGCACATATTGCAAGTAGAGGTGCAACTGCAGCTAATACATTAGGTAGCAGTAGTACTGATGGGTTTATATCACCAGACCCTATGAATCCAGATAAAGATGTATTTGTTTATCCATTTGGTGGCTTTATGTCTAACTTAATTTTTGATGATGAACTTGTAGATGGTGAACAAAGAGTACAAATATCTCCTAGAGGACAAGTACAAGGTGTTAACTTACTTGCACAAGGATTTGTACCAGGACCTAACTCATTCGTAGCTTTTGGTATTGATAGATTATTACCTAAAGTAGAAAGAGCAACTACAGCATTAGGAGTTAAATACGGTTGGGCTAATGAATTAGAAAAAAGATTATTTGGTGATTTCCCACCACCTGACAAATTAAGTGATGTATTTAAAGGTTCTCCAGTTTATAGAAAATTATTTGCTGCATTAAAAGACGAAGATAGTTTTGATTTAATTAGTGATGGTTCTTCAGAAGCTACAAAAATGAGAGCTAAAAAAACTATTGAGTTATACAGATGGGGTGTATCTGCTGGTGAGCCACTTAGATTATATAACGAAGGTAAGTTAGATAGTTATTTGAAGAAATTATATCCTAATGAAAATATTAGAGGACTTAATCAAGGACAAATAGAAAATGGTTATCTTGAATATGCTAAAGAAAAATCAGGTACATTATTCTTTTTTGAATTTATGTATCAATTCTTTGGACCTACAGGATTTAAACCAGAGTTTTTTATAGAAGATAAACAAGGACATTTATGGGGTCAATCTGCTTTGTATGAAGAATATGTACGTATCAAAGAAGAAAACAATCAAAATGACGTAGCTACTTTTAATGAGTTCTTAGAACTATATGGTGTTGAATATCCTTATTTGTTAAGTCCTAGGTCACAAACTGAAGGTGCAAAGATGCCTTCTAGTGTTAGAGTACAAAACTTTCAAAAAAATAATCCAGAGATATTTAATGATTTAAAAATAAGTGGTTATTACTTAAACATTGATAATCCTTATGAAGAAAAAAATTATGATGAAATACTTGATTACAAGAACGCATTAAGTCCTGACCAGTATCGTAGAGCTGTTAATGATACAATTGGTTTCTTTAGATATAAAACATATTCACAAAAAGTAGATGGATTAGAAAATTTAAGTTCTGTTCAAAAGACAATTCTTAAAAGAGCTTACAGAAATGAATTAAAACTTAACTTACCTGGTTTCCAAGCAGAAGAATATGGATTAATGAACCCACCTGCAGTTATGGATATATTTAATGAAATGAGAACTAAATGGATGAATAATCCTGCTGTTATGGAATTAAATGCTGGTAAAGGTTTTGCTGAAATGATGCAATACTGGGGATATGCAGAGGCATTATCAATGGAATATTCTACATCACAAAATCCTGACTGGTGGTTATCATCTGAAGACCCTAGAGCTAAAGCATTAAGAATTTATGTATATAACAGAGCTAATGGTTTAATTGAAAAATACCCAGAGTTTTGGGGAGTATGGACAGGAGTTATGTTAAAGTTGTATAGAGATGACCAAGAAGTATTAGATTATTTTATTGAGGATAAATAATGAAAGAAAAGTTAATAGCATTATGGAATGCTTTAAATGAAAAACAAAATAATTCTCCACTTAAAGGTTCAATACCTAGAAAGTTAAGAGAGTTTAATCAATTTATTAATGATGAGTTTTGGTCTAAAACACCTTTAAGTGATGAGAATGCTAAAGAAGCTCAACGTGAAATTGCTAATTGGTGGAACTCTAACATTGCTACAACTGAAGCAGAACAGATAGAAGTAGAAGATGTAGGCGTACCTACACCTAGTAAAACAGAGTTTGAATCACAAGTACCAGCAGAAGTTTCTGGTAAAAAAACTGGTAAGTATTATGAGAATATATTTTCTTATGGTATGTCTGAACCATCATTTAATAAGTTATTGTCATTGTTTGGTGTCAATCCAAATGAAGAAGCTGTATATAACTACATAGCGAGTTTAGATGTAGGTGACCCATTTAGAGCAGAAGCTTTAGATTACTTAGCTTTAATGACTGGTGAAACATTATTAAGACCAGCATATACAGAAGATGGTGTACCAATACTTGATGATAATGAAACACAAGTATTAATGCCATTTACTGGACATTTCCAGGGAGTTAAAGTAGAAGACTTTATAGATTCTAATGCAACACCAGATGAAATTAACAGATGGCAAACATACTTAGAACAAAACAATATTGTACCTGATAATTACTTTGCTGAAAGTAGAGGAGAAATGTCAGAGAAATTACGTGCCTCTGTTAAGTATGTTATGAACTGGTTAGATGAAAATAGATATGTTGTTAAAGGTACAGATATTTATGAAACTATAATGCAACAAACACCTGTGTATTTTACATCTTCATCTGCTGCTTATGATGATGCTGATTATCATAGAAATTTATTGCAGTATGCATTAGAAGAAATGGCTGTAGCACAAGATGCTTTAGATGATGTAGAAGAAGCTAAAATTGCTAAAGAACTTGCTGAAGAATATATACCACCAACTAAAGCTAACTTAGAAGATATGGTAGAAAATTACTTTACTACGAAGCTTGGACGTAAACCTACTGAAGAAGAATTAGACCAATGGTCAACTACTTTTGCTGATAGTTACTCTGTAGCATTTGCACAAGCTAGAAGTAAAGCTAAACAGTTAGCTGATTATAACTTTATGGTTTCACAACCAGAGTATTTAGAAATGACATCACAACAAGAACAATTGCAAAAAGATTATCCTGGTGCAGGTTTTATTGATTTGTCTGCATTTAGTACTGCATCACCAGAAGAAATTATGAATGAACAATTAGAATCTGAATACGGTAAACAAATAGACGCTGTTGAATCAGGTAGGAGAATTAGAAAACTACAAAGCGATTTGTTGTCTTATATGGCTGGTAGATAATGTCATTTGCTCTTGTTAATCAAATAGCTAGAGATAGTTTAGATTTTACTAACCCAGATAAATTAACTCCTAGTGACCCTAGAAGAAAACCTGTATTTGAAACTTTAGAAGAAATTAGAAGATTACAAGCACGATTAGACAATTTAAATAAAACAAAAAATACAGATGTATTTGCTAGTGAAACTGCTTGGCAACAACAAGTTAATAAATTAAAAGTTAAAATAAATAATGCTAATACTTACTTACAAGAATTATTAGGTGAAGGTACAGTAGAAAAAACTAGATTGTCTGATGTACAAACTAAAACATATAGCTTTGACCCACAAACAAATGTAGAATTAATTGACAAAAATATTAATATATATTCAACAGAAACAAGTGAGTTTGCTAAATTATCTAACCCTATGACACCTACATTTGAATATGAAGGTAGAAAGTATAGAAGTGTTGAACATGCTTATCAATCATTAAAATCAGGACAGTTTGATGAAACTGCTTATAGAGCATTTTTAAATGCACCTGATAGTAAAAGACCATCACAAGGAACTATGGGTACAGATAAAGACAATAGTATTTCTTTAATGAAAAAGCTTTATAAAGAAATGTTAAATCAAAATCCTCAACAAGTAGATTTATTATTAAAAACAGGTAATGCAAATCTTACACATCTACAAGATAAAACTATTTGGAAAGATGAATTTCCTAAAATATTAATGGAACTTAGAGATGAATTTAGTAATACTAATACAATTAAACCAGTAGAACGTGTAGGTAATTGGACTAGAGCTGAAGTTGAAGCTGATAAAGGTTATACATATTTGTTTGGAGATAATACAGCTGATAGACTTAGTAAAGTAGTTCCTACTCAAACGCAAGCAGTTATTAGAGGTTTAGATAATGCTGTAGGTATTGATACTAGATTATCAAGAACTGAAGACTGGGTAGACACTGATGCTAATTATAATAAATTTACACAACACGTTGACGAACAAATACAAAAAGCATTAGACATGGGTAAACCAATTAAAGTATCTGCTGGTGGTATGGGTACTGGTATGGCTAAAGCATTACCACCTAGATTTAAAGAATACTTAGATAATGCTATAAAAAATATAGGTACAAGTGCAACACAATTTAATCAAGTATCACCTGACGCTAATTATCCTATTAGAACACAATACAATGCAAAAAATG